TTCGGATTGTGGCAGAGGGCGTGGGCAGCGCGCCGCTGAATGATGCTGATCCAGGGGCGCTTGCGCTGGTGCGGGCGACAAGTGCAGGGCAATCGTTGCTCGAGACGCTCGCCGCGCATCTGCTGCTGCATGGCAATGGCTTTGTACAAGTTGCACGCGACGGTGCGGGTAAGCCGGTGGAGCTGTTTGCCCTGCGGCCGGAACGCGTCTCAGTCATTCCCGGCGATGACGGCTGGCCGCGCGGCTATCGTTACAAGTTGGGTGATCGCACGCTCGAAATCCCGGTTGAGGATGAGGACGGCTGGCCGTGCCTCATCCATCTCAAGGCCTTCCATCCGGCGGACGATCATTACGGCGCGGGCTGCCTTTCTGCCGCCGAGCAAGCGGTGGGCATTCACAATGCCGCTGCTGGCTGGAACCGCGCATTGCTGGAAAACGCGGCGCGGCCTTCTGGTGCGCTCGTCTATGATGGCGGGGCGGACACGGCGGGGCTGACGAACGATCAGTTTGATCGGCTCAAGACCGAATTGGCGCAGGCCTATCAGGGCGGCGGCAATGCCGGGCGGCCCATGTTGCTGGAAGGCGGGCTGAAATGGCAGAGCCTTTCACTGTCGCCAGCAGACATGGATTTTGCGGAGCTGAAAGCGGCGGCTGCCCGCGACATCGCGCTCGCCTTTGGGGTGCCGCCGATGCTGCTCGGCCTGCCGGGTGACAATACTTACGCCAATTACCGGGAAGCCAACCGCGCGCTGTGGAGGCTCACTCTGCTGCCGCTCGCCACCAAGATCCTGTCGGGTCTGGAAGAGGGCCTTGGCCCATGGTTCCCGGCCCTCGATCTGTCGATCGACCTCGACCGTATTCCGGCGCTTTCCGAAGACCGGGAGCGATTGTGGAAGCAAGTGAGCGAGGCCGACTTCCTCCAGCCTGAAGAGAAACGCGCCATGCTTGGCATCAAAGAAGGAGATGCAAAATGAACCGACAAGACATGGTGGCCGCGCTGATGGCACAGGCCAAAAGCGGCGGGGCCGATCTGGTGACATTGCGCGCTATCGTTGAGGAATCGAGCGAGGTCGGTGCACGCCGCGTGCTCGACCGGCTCGGCCTCGCCGATGAAAACGCCCATGGCGACCTTGATGAACTGCGCGACCTTTTGTCCGCATGGCGCACAGCCAAGACCAGCGCATGGAAAGCGGCGGTGGACTGGTTCGTGCGCGTTGTCGGGGCGTTGCTGCTGATCGGTATTGCCGTGAGACTGGGCGTGCCGGAGCTGCTGCGTTGAAGATCGCCGGTTATGCCGCCCTGTTCGACATTGCTGACAGCGCAAAGGACACGATCCGCCCGGGCGCATTCGCTCGGTCGCTGAAGGACCGCACTCGCCCCCTGCCCCTGTTCTGGCAGCACAAGCCTGAACAGCAAATCGGCACCGTCGAACTGGCGCAGGAAGATGCGCGCGGCCTGCGCGTAATCGCCCACATCGACAATCCCGAAAGCCGCGCAGTCAGTGCGCTGCTGTCAAAGACAGTGAACGGCCTCAGCTTCGGCTACCGGGCGCGCGGCTTCCGGCGGTCTGCGAAAGGCCGCGTGCTTGAAGATATCGACCTGTTTGAAATCAGCCTTGTCACGCACCCGCTCCAGCACGGCGCGAGAGTGCACCTGATCTCCTGATCTTACGCGCGTTCCAGCGCAGGCTGGGACCTCCCTGCAAATCCCAAGACCCCAGCCTGCGCTGGGGATCATACTGCTGTCTTGCCCCCAAGAAAGGTAATACCCCTATGGAAGTCCAAATCCCTACCAACACCGCCGGAACCGTCACCAGCGACACTATGGCTGACAGCTTCGACATCGTCGCACGTCAGGATGCCGCTGATGAGAAGATCACGGTCCTGCGATCCGATGTTGATGAAGTGAAAGCCCGGCTGGACAAGGTTGGCCGCGCGGCAGTCCGCCCGGCAATCGCAGGCGCTGCGACTGCCGAGCAGAGCGCAGAAGTCAAAGGCTTCGTCGATGGCTATTTGCGCCATGGCCGAGAAGCCGAAATCAAGTCGATTTCCGGCGCCGCACCGCAGGATGGCGGCTTTGCTGTTCCCCGCGAAATCGACGCAATGATCGCCAGCGAGCTGAAGGAAATCTCCCCTATCCGCAGCCTCGCACAGGTCGTGCAGGTTGGCAGCGCAGGCTATCGCAAGCTGATCACGACTGGCGGCACTTCGTCAGGCTGGGTTGGCGAGACCGCTGGCCGGCCCGAAACTGACACGCCTGAATTTGCCGAAATCGCCCCGCCATCAGGTGAACTTTACGCCAATCCGGCAGCAAGCCAGTCCATGCTGGATGATGCCGCATTCGACCTTGAAGGGTGGCTGGCCAGTGAAGTCGCGATGGAGTTTGCCCGCGCTGAAGGCACAGCCTTTGTCGGCGGGAACGGCGTGGATCAGCCACTCGGCTTCCTGTCCTCTCCCACTTCGCTTGCCGGCGATGTCGTGCGGCCTTTTGGCTCGCTGCAATATATCGGCTCTGGCGATAGTGATGGCTTTGATGCCAATCCGGAAAGCCGCCTGATTGATCTGGTCCACACAATGAAGGCCGGCCATCGCCAGGGTGCAAGCTGGCTCATGAACTCTGCCACTCTGTCGGAAGTGCGCAAGCTGAAGACCAGCGACGGCGCGTTCTTGTGGCAGCCGGGCATGGTTGAAGGCCAGCCGGATCGCCTGCTCGGCTATCCTGTGGTTGAAGCCGAGGATATGCCGGATGTCGCGGCCGGCGCATTCCCGATTGCGTTCGGCAATTTCAAAGCTGGCTATATCATCGCTGAACGCAGCGCGACACAGATCCTGCGCGATCCCTTCACCAACAAGCCCTTCGTGCATTTCTATGCGACGAAGCGCGTGGGCGGCCAGGTGCTCGACAGCTCTGCGATCAAGCTGATGAAGATCGAAGGATAAAAATCCAACATTCGATCTGATGAGTCGGGGGGCGGCACCAGTGGCCGCCCCCCGCCTTGCATCCGACTTTACCGCCTTCTCGGTTGCCCAAGCGACCGCAAGCGCGAACGCAAATTGGCCCGGATGGGCCGCGCCGACGCTTGAGGCTTTTTCAAAAGGGAGACCGCCATGAAGCGGGCTATCATCGCGCCGGCCGTCTTGGCGGGCTCGGCCCTCGACGAGCTGAAACAATGGCTCGCGATCACCACAACGCGAGACGATGCGGCGCTTATCGCCTTGCTGCGCTCAGCATTGGAGGCATGTGAAGGTTTCACGCGGCAGATGCCGCTAGAGGCTTTGTGCGAAGAAATGCTGCCCGCCACACGCGGCTGGCAAAGTGTTGCCACGACTCCGGTACGGGCGATGACGGCTCTGACATCTGTTGGCGCCGATGGCATGCAGACAGATCTCGATCCAGGGCATTATCTGTTCGACATCACGGCAGACGGCTGCGGACGGGTCAATTTGCTCAGCGTGCCTGAGCAAAGCCGGGTCGCAGTGCGCTTCACAGCAGGGCTGGCGCCTGATTGGGAAAGTCTTCCCGATGGCCTGCGCCATGGTGTCATTCGCCTCGCATCCCACGCTTATCGAGAACGCAATGAAGGCGATGCAAGACGCTCCCCGCCCGCTGCCGTCGCTGCGCTTTGGCAACCCTGGCGGCGGATGCGCATCGCATGATTGAAGCTACAACCGATGCCCGCGCCAGTTTTGCTGCACGCCTGGCCAACCGCGCACGCTTGCTGGCTGAGGCTGAGGCCGAAACGCGACTGCGCAGCCAGCGGGCAGACAGCTCACGCTGGCGCAATGCGCGGCTGCTCTGGCCGCTTTTCAGCAGGGATAACTGACCATGGAAACGCAATTGCGAACCGCGCTGATCGCCTGGCTGGCGGCAGACCCTGCACTGTCCGCCGCGCTGAACGATATTGCCGAAGAAGCGCCTTCAAGAGCGCAGCCCCCGTGGCTTGGCATCTCAGCCAGCGCCAGTGCCGACTGGAGTACCAAACAGCGCAAGGGGCGCGAGGTGCGCGTTGCTTTTGAGCTGCATACGCGCGGGGAAGAAGCTGCTGAAACCGCTGCGCTGGTCGCACTGGTTGAAGAGCGGATCGAGCTGCTGCCCCGGATGCAAGCTGGCTTCCACCTTGTCACCACACAATTCTTGCGTGCCCGCGCGCAGCAACGCCTGCCCAACCTTCGCGCAGTGCTGCTCGAATACCGTTTTCGCCTGCTCGAAATCTGATTTCCACCAATGGAGAACCGACCCATGACAGCCCAGAAAGGCTCTGCCTTCCTTCTCAAAATCGGGGATGGCGCGCAGCCACCCGCTTACCAGACCGTTGCCGGCCTCAGAACCACGCAAATGTCAATCAATGGCGACGCCGTAGTCGTCACGCACAAGGAATCGGGCGGCTGGCGTGACCTGCTCTCCGGCGCTGGCGTGCGCTCTGTTTCAGTCAGCGCGGCAGGTATCTTCCTCGCTAGCGATGCAGAGGCTTCCATCCGCGCCCATGCTTTGGCGGGCACGATTGAGGAATATGAGCTGTCCTTTGAAGATGGCGAACGGCTGCAGGGCCGCTTCCTTGTGCAGCGCCTGGACTATGCTGGCGACTTCAATGGTGAACGCAATTACACGATGCAGCTGGAAAGTTCTGGCGCGGTGGTGCCTGCTTGACCCGCGGTCAACCAGCCGCAGGCGGTGACGCCAACAGCAATGCAAATGCCCTGCGCGGCGAGGCCGTTTTTGATGTTGCGGGAAGCCCCCGCATCCTTCGCCCGACATTTGCTGCCATGGTGGCAGCAGAAGACGAACTTGGCCCGCTGTTCGCGCTCGTGGAACGGGCAAGCGAAGGCCAGCTTCGCCTTACCGAGATCGCCGCCCTGTTCTGGCATTGCCTTGCGGAACGCGGTGCAATCACTCGCGAAGATGTGGGTGAGGCCGTCTTGCAGGCAGGGCTGGCGGCGGCAAGCACGCCGCTGCGAATGCTGCTCGCGCAGATCCTGCAGGGCCGCGCATGAGCGAGAGCTTTGCTGACGGGGCGCGCCGCCTTGCTGGCGCTGCCGGTCGATTGCTTAACTGGCCGCCAGACACTTTCTGGAATGCAACGCCAGCCGAACTCGCGGCGATCCTGTGCGGTGATGAGCAAGCCACAGAAGGCGATATCGACCGCCAAACACTTGAACAGATGATGGAGCGTGAGCGTAATGGACGATGAAATCGAAACACTGATGGTTGACGTGCGCGCCAGTACAAGCGGCTTCCGCTCCGATGTTGAATCCATGCGCAGCGTGCTGGACACATCCTTGCTGGATGGGTTCGAAAGGGCTGGCCAAGTGCTTGAGCGCAGCCTGCTGTCGGCCATTCGCAGTGGCAAGCTGGGTTTTGATGAGCTGAAGTCTATTGCGCTGAGCACTTTGAGCGAAGTCGCCTCTCAGGCAATCCAGTCCGGCATCGGCAGCCTGTTTGGCGGGTCTTCCCCGGTTGGCGGCGGCACCAATGTTGGATCGCTGCTGAACGGTATTTTCGGATCATTGCTGGGCTTACCGGGCAGAGCCACCGGAGGACCAGTTGCGCCAGGCTCTGCCTATCTTGTTGGCG